GGAATTGAAGCCAGCTGGAGGTTTGTCTCTCATGCTCTCCGATACGGAGCAGGAGTAGCAGTCCACTTATCAAAGATCAGACCTAGAGGTCACGAGAATGGTAGAGGTTTAGTAGCTAGTGGACCAGTATCATTTGCAAAAATTTATTCTAGTTTAAATGAAACATTACGAAGGGGTGGTCACTTTAAAAACGGTGCCGTTGTTGCTCACCTTGACATTGATCATGCCGATATTCTTGAGTTCGTGCAAACGCCCAGAGAAGAACTCCAATGGATTAAGCGATGTGTTAACGTCGATAGAGAAAAATGGACCGCTAGTCACGCCGGAGTTAAAGCAGCAATTCTTGAAGGAATTGCCAAAGGCGACATTTGGCTCAACAAAATAAAACATGACAACAACAATAAACGAATCCGAGGGAACGTTTGCTTGGAGGTATATCTGCCCTCACGAGGAACTTGCCTCCTGCAACACGTCAATCTCGGTGCCTGTAAAATCGAAGACTTGCAAAAAGCTTTCGCTTCAGGTATGTCGAGCTTGTGCGATCTCCATGGGAGAACAAATATTGAAGCTAGTGGAGAGTACCTCCCCAGCAAAACAGACAGACAAGTTGGACTGGGGGTTCTTGGACTCGCCAACTTCTTAAACAATAATGATGTAACGTATGCAGATTTTGCCAATGCGTTAGAAGGAAAAGAGTGTAGTCAAACTGCATTCCATGTTGTTGAACAATTAGAATTAGCCATAGGTGGAGCTGCATATATAGCTCGTCAGAATAATATGGCACGAGCTTTTGCTATAGCTCCAACAGCTTCTTGTTCATACAAGAGTAAAGATGTAAAAGGATTTACATGTACTCCAGAAATTGCACCTCCGATAGCGAAGAGTGTAGACCGTGACTCTGGCACCTTTGGTGTGGAAAGAGTTTCTTACGGCGATGTCGAGATCGCTTCAGAAGTTGGTTGGGACGTTTACAAACGTGTCACCGATGGTATTGTAAAACTTCTCGATGCTACGGGACTTCTTCATGGCTACAGCTTCAACTCTTGGAGTGATGTTGTAACCTACGACAATGCGTTCGTCGAAGAGTGGTTGGAATCTCCTCAAACCTCCCTTTACTATTCTTTACAAGTAATGGGTGATACTCAGGATAAGACTAACGCTTACGCTGCTCTTGACCAAGACGAAGTTGACGATTACTTGAAAGATATTTTAAATAATCCGATCAACTGCGATTGTCAAGAATAATGAAAACGAACCCTTATGATAAACTCCTTAGTAGGAAAAGAAAATGGACCCCAGTCAAGCCAAAGGCTGGAGTCTTTAAAAACGGAGCCGAAGAAGCCATCAGACGTTGCCTCGCAATACGTCATATGGAGCTACCTGTCGGTGAGTTCATTAAAGAAGGTCTTGAAAAGAACGTTCCCGAAAACGCTCGAACATTACTAATAGATAATGTAAGAGACGAGATACGTCACGATCAAGCTCTACAATATATAGTAGATGCACATGGTGTAGATGCTAAATCAGAAAACGAAGCTATGAGGTTAAGAGATGCTTGGATTGAACACCCAGACCACACTATCACAAAAGCCTTGGTTGCAGAACGAGCTATATTCTTTGTTCTACTTCCTTTCTTTCGTTTTACTGGTGATGCTGCTCTCCGAACAGTATCAGCTGATATTTCCAGAGATGAACAAATCCACGTGGCAACAAATAGTCTTGTATGTAGTGAGCTGGGTCTTGTTCCTAGTAATTCTTTGGACAAGCTTCGGAAAGCAACTATTAACTGGATATTTCAACCCTTAGGCAACAGTCCCGATAGATATCTGGACAAAAAATTTTGGCTGGATTCCAGCGACCGACTTATGTATGAAGGTAAAGCTCCACAGCTTTCTGAGACACAGGCAGGTCGGATGCCAGCATTCTTTGAACACTCAAATGTCAATCTCCCTCAATACTCTTAAATTACATAACGAGCGAGTGGAGGAACTGCTAAAGAAAGTTG